GGCGAGCCAGTAATCAGCAAAGCACAATTCGTGACTGCTATCGAAGCTCACTTTGACTTACCAATGCCAACATTAGTTAAGTCAGGCAAGCAAGACCTTCAAAAACTTGCAGAAGCATTAGGCTTAGAAGTAACAGCTTCCTAATCCTAGCGACGAGTGGGGAACTCGCTTCCCCACAAAGTTGCAAACAAGTCAAACTTTTAATAACATAGCATAAAAAAGTTCTTGACAAAAGGTTAAAAACCAAGTATAATATACATTATAGAAAATTGAAAAAGAATAAATTTTTCAACAACGGCGAGAATGGCAGTCCAGCAAGTAGCAATCTTCGGAGAGTGAACGCCCCGCTTAAGTCCAAGTCTCCCCGACTGATAGCTCTTCGTTTATGCAGCGTTTTTCAGAGCAACAGTATAACATAGTAGAAAAACAGCACATTTAGCCGAAGAGAGTAGCCTATCCAACCTAGTTGCAGACTGGCGAAGAGAGTAAGCAAATGATGTGGTAGTGCAAAAACGACTATGATGCCTGCTAGGAGTATAACTCTGATGATGCCCGCTAGTCAACTCACAGGATTGCACGCGAGATAGGGGTGAACATCTAACACGAGCGGTTCCCTTCTCACTTTGAATGAACAACAAGCGCTATGACACCTGATGCGCTACAAATAAGTGAAGTGTTAGAGGCCAGTAAGCGACTTCTTAAAAATCAAGCCTTACCCCAGTTCGACAGGGATAACAATGGACGCGATTGTAACCGTAAGCTACGCGAGAATAGTTTCGGGGGTGTGAGAAACCCGTTTGGATAGGAGTTCGTGCGGTAGCGTAATCCTGAGTCCGAAACCAACAAGGCTCTTTGAGAAAAGGACACCACCTTTGCATAGGTTTCAAAGTGTGTATGACAAGAGTAGAGAAACGATTGGTGCTTTTTTCCAAACTATCCTCTCCTTATTAACAAAACTAACTCGCGTAGTGTAATCCTCGCCTCTCAACCGATTCGGTAGCAAGCGACACTAAATGACTAAACAAACGGAAGCGTCAAGGGAAGTAGCGAAACGAGGAAATCTTTTGAAGTAGTGGTCGCTCCACCTAGTAAAGAGTAAAGAAGTGTATCGGTGTTATAAGTTCATAAGTCTTTTACGCACGTAAGCTGACAGAACACCCACAGATGAGTAGGACAATGCGTTAGGCCACCGTCAAAGAATAACAACATTATAGTTTTATTTACCTCGCCAAAGTGCGAGGTTTCTTTTGTTCTTAAAAACTTCACATCAAAATTCTATGCCTAGCTTAAAATAGTTCTTGACAAGCAGATAAAATCCATGTATAATATATCTATATTAAAAAATAACAAATGCAATTAAAGGAGAACGACATGGCAAAAAACACAGTATTATTCTTAAACCATACAGACAAAGAGCTAGAAGCTATGCGCTTACAGCAAGACTTTGACGGAAGAATGGCTAGAAAAGAAATCCAACGCAGAAAGCTAGTAGGCTTTTGGGACGGAAGTGCAACAGTCTATGTTGACCCTAACGCAAAATTCGTAGAGGCAGACAGCAAAGTTGGTCAAATCACAATTAACGGAGTAGTCCAGTAATGGGCTTCTTCGTTTTTGCGTTTAATGGGGGCGGTAGCTCAGTTGGGAGAGCAATGCCTTTGCACGGCATAGGTCGCGAGTTCGAGTCTCGCTCGCTCCACCATAGTAGTAAAACGACCAAGTTTAGTATAAAAGCGACTAAATTTGATGAATGAAGAACAAGTTAGCTACCACCTCATACAAGAGTTTAGACGAAGTTCCTTTGCATTACTTGGTATGGCTTACAGTAATTATCGTAATACTATATTGGCTAGACAGGGTTTGGAGCGAAGAATTTTGGAAAGAAAGGAGAAAACAATGGCAGAAGTTAAAGAAATCATTATAAAAGTAGAAGAACTAGCGAATGATTCAGTAAAAATAGCGAATTTTGCTGAACAGTTAGTAAAAAATAACCCGAAGTTAGCATCATCGCTAGAGTTTATGCTCGGTGTTGAACTTCAAGAAAAGGCAAGGAGAGAAGAAGATGCCCGCTAAATTTAAAAAATCACATAAAGAGTATAAGAGAGGTGTGTCAAGCACTAATCAAAAAATGGTGCATTACTATCTTAAAAATACGCCTAAGCAAGAACTCATAGATTACATCAATAGTTCTAATGCGAAGCCAAAGATAGTTCAAAAGTGCAGAAACGAGCTAACTCGTAGAGGAGTAGTATTAGTATGGAAGTAGTAATTTTATATCTAATAGTAGTCCTTTGGCTTAAAAACATAGTAAGAAAGCGATGGGTTACTCAATAATGGAAGGAATACTGTTCTTATTTGGAGTAATTTGTGGATTATCAATCACAGTCGCTATTTTATGGGTGGAGAGTAAGAATGGGTAAAATAATACAGTTTCCAACAGTCAAGGAAGCTGAGAAACTTCGTAAAGATATGACTGAACTTGAAGGAATAATCAAGTCTAATCTTGATCAGCTACAAGATATAAACGAAGAAATAATACAATTAACAGTCGCATATGAAGAAATGCTGTATAAGTTATGCGATTTAACAGGGGTGGAAATTCCAAACAACATGGATTGGGACGAGCCACCAAAGGAGTAGTAAAACGATGGCAAATCATGTAAGTAATTATATAACCATGTCCTGCAATAATGACGCGTGTCAGAAGGAATGGGATAAGTTGTTTGTTAGCTACGGCGAAGAAGTAGAAAGACCAAGTTATCATGGAGATGGCACAATTAAAATATGGGAGTGGCATGAAATACAGAAACACCCATTCATGAGTGGCTATACTGATGATAATTGGTATTCTTGGGGTATTGACAATATAGGAGCGAAGTGGGCACACATAGAAGACGCTGATGATTATCATGCTTACATTGTAAGCGCATGGAGTCCTGTATTCGGCTATCTAGAAAAGCTATACGACCATTTAGTTAAGTTTGATAGTGAAGTAGACATACGATGTCAGTATGAAGATGAGTTTAGAAACTTCATTGGCGTTTGGCAAAACACCAACTATGAAGAAATAGAGGGCGACGACTTAACTTCTCAATTTGAGGAACAGTATAAAGTCGACCTATCTAGTGAGGACTTTGATTGGTCTGATGTAGATAAAGAAACAGACACAGAGTATGACCAACTCTTTGATGATTTGGTATACAACTGGTTTGAGGAGTGTCAAGTATAATGGCAATATATAGTAAGAGATTAACAGGTATAGTGTCAACTAGAAAATGCACTTCACAAGGAACAGGCGGTAGAGGTAGAAGAATGAAAATTGCTATGTCTACCATGAATAAATCTAAAAAACGCTCACATAAAAAGTATCGTGGGCAAGGGAGATAAAAATGCAAAATATGGGAAAAGGCATAAAGTACGAAATTGATGCTAGTGGTAAAATGACCATTATCATTGACACAAATGTAGAGTTTGGCAAGTCCGCTAGTGGTAAATCTACCATTATTGCTAGTAGCTCTGGAAATCAAAAAGTTGAAACACCTAACGGAGAGGCGTTTCTTGGACTAAATTTATATAGGAAGTAGTAAAATGAGCAAAATTAACGATTATGCTAAGTTTGTAGACACTACAACAAGTAGGGAGTCTAAAGACTTTATGGCATTTATAAATAGCACAAGTAAGCTAGATGTTCAAGATAATATGAACTTGCCGAGAGTAATGACAAGCGCAATCGGTATGCTTGCTGAGAGTGGAGAGTTTACTGAAGTATTAAAGAAAATGGTATTTCAAGGTAAAGAGTTCACAGAAGAAAATCGCTTTCATATGAAACGAGAATTGGGCGACATACTTTGGTATTGGATTCAGGGTTGTATAGCACTAGGTTATACTCCTGACGAGGTAATGGACGAGAATATTAAAAAACTTGAAGCTAGATATCCAAATGGCTTTGAGGTAGCACGAAGTGAAAAGCGTGAAGTAGGAGATATATAGTATGGAGTTGATAAACGACATAATTTTATTCCCTTACACTATGTTTAACTATATGTTCAGTTTAGCGGTGTGGTTATTTTTAATCATGTATACGCTAAACTGGGTTAATGAGAACAATGGCAGCGACTGGATTCAGTATAAATTCAATAGGTTTATGGACACCTGCCATGACTTCTTTTTAAAGTTTAAATTTTGGGGTAAGAAATAATGGGACAGTATGCTGAAAGAGTTGAAAGACAACGAAAGCTACTGAAAGCAGAAAAGTGGGCAAATACGCCTAAAAGTCTTCATGCACATAGTATGAATTCTATGTGGTATGATGATAGACCACAAGACACTAAAAATAGTGGAGTGATGGACATACAATACAATGGTGGCTGGATAGACAGACACAAGAACGGAAGTATAATACATACTTTTGGTAAGAAATTAAATCAAAAAGAGCTGTTAGACGCTTATACTAGGGCGATGGCAGATGAAAGATAGTAGAAGTAGATTAGAAAGAATGACTGATGACTACGAAAATGCGTATGCTGAGTATGGTAAAGACGAAGCTGTGCATGTATGTAGTGAGAAGTGGGGATTAAGTATCTACAGAACACTAAAAGAAATAGAAAAAATAGAGGAGGCAACATGGCTGTAAACTATACACCAGAGATGGTGGACACAATGAAAAGCAGATATACTGCTAATCCCAGCAGGGAAACAGTAGAAGTACTGTCAAAAGAACTAAATAAAAGTATAAAGTCTATCATTGGAAAACTCAGTAGAGAAGGGGTTTATCAAAAGACTGAATATTTAACAAAAACTGGTGAGAAACCAGTAACAAAGCGAGAGTTAGTAGAAAAAGTTAGTGAGATACTAGGAGTAGAATATCAAGCCCTAGCGGGGTTAGAGAAATCTCCAAAATCCGCATTGAAACTACTAGAAGAAACTCTAATAATTAACCTACGACCTGAGGAATTTAAATGAGAATATGCAAGTTAACATACAAAGGAAAACCAACATACGCTGAAGTATTGGGATTATCTGATACCCCAACGGGTGTGAAAGCAAGATTGAGATTTGCTGATAACACTCGGGACTTGGTATCTACGACTCAAATCCGTATGTTGCAAGATAAAGACCTTGAAAAGCTAGGAGTAGGAAAACTAAAAAGAAAATTATGGGGAAGCTAAGGGACAATTAAAAAGAATTAACTCCTCTCTCGTATAAATTACCTCACTTTATGTGGGGTTTTTTATTATTGATT